ACACCGTCAGCGTCTCGCGCTGGATCGACCCGGAGCATCTGCCCGACCTGACCGTCGTCGCGGGCTACCGGCGGCTCATCCCGCCATCGCTGCTCGCCATCCCTCGTCTCGGGACCATTGGCTTCCACTCCGCGAAGTTGCCGGAGTACCCCGGTCGGGCACCCGTGCCGTGGGCCATCCTGCGGGGCGAGACCGAGACCGAGAACACGATGCTCTACCTGGATGAGGGCGTCGACTCGGGGGACATCATCGACCGTCGCACCATCCCGATGCAGGGTCCCTATGACAGCCCCGAGCGCATCTACCGAGAGATGGCGCGGACCTGCGTGGAGATGCTCGCCGAGCACCTGCCCGCCATCCTCCAAGGCACGGCACCGCGGACACCGCAGGACACGAGCAAGCGCGGCCCGCTGACTGCGGCGAACGGCTGGTCCCTGCTGGCGGTGCAGGAGCACATGGCGACGGGCCACGCATGAAAGTCCTCGTCATGGCCGCGCACCCGGACGACGAGCTCCTGGGCGTCGGCGGGACGATCTTGCGCCACATCGAGGCCGGCGACGCGGTCACCATCAGCCTCTTCGACCCGTGCCGACAGGCGGGCTGGGACACGCCTTCCGCCCTGGCCCGCCGCGTCGGCGCTGCCTTCACCACTGACGAGCCGGTCGGTGAGTGGGACATCGTCTACACGCATCACGTCGGCGACCTCAACGCCGATCATCGCAAGGTGGCCGAGCGGGCGCTGGTCATCGGCCGCTTCGCCCAGACCGTCCGCACCTTCGAGACGGTCTCCTCTACCGAATGGGGACTGGCGCCCTTCGTGCCCGACTTCTTCGTGAGCGTCGACCTCGTGGCGAAGCTGGCGCTGCTCGAGGAGTTCTACCTCGACGAGCTCCGCGCCGAGCCCCACCCGCGATCCATCGGCAACATCACGGACCTTGCCGGGTGGCGTGGGTCCACTGCCGGAGTCGCCTACGCTGAAGCCTTCCACACCGTCCGCTCCCGGTGGTAGCCGTCGCCGTCCTCGGCCATCACGGGATGCTCGGGCGGGTCGTCGCCCGCCGCTTCGCCGAGAAGGGCGCCCGCGTCCTGACGACCGACGAGCGGCACACGCTCGCCATCGTGGCCTGGGCCCGCCACGCGGACCTGATCGTCAACTGCGCCTACGAGCCCGACTCGTGGGAGACGAACGCCGTCCTGCCGGTCCTCCTAGCGCGAGCAGGCAGGCTCATCCAGCCATCGACGGACGCCATCAACGAGGACACGTCCTACGCCCTCGAGAAGCGGATGGCCGAGTCCGCCCATGCCGTCATCATCCGCTGCTCCGTCGTCGGCTCTAAGCCACCTCCGGAGGTCGGCTACACGAACTGGACGTGGAACGGCATCACGACGCTGACCTGGGCGAACATCGCCTGGCTGCATCGTGACGGGCTCCCAGAGCTCGTGATACCGGGCACCGAGCCCATCAGCCGCCTCGAGCTCTACCAGACCGTGGCGGCCGTCTACGGCTACCAGCGGCCTCAAGCCGAGGAAGCCGAGGCAGCCAGGGACCGCACGCAGGCCGTGACGTGGCCGACGCATCCGATCCGGGAGCAGCTCGAGGAGCTGCGGGATTGGGAGCGGCTCGGCCGATGATCCCGCTCATGGGTATCCCCGTCGTCAGCCACCCCGAGGCGCTGGCCGCCTGCGTGGCCTCCATCGACGAGCCGGTGGGGCGGCTCGTCATCATCGACAACTCGCCCGAGGGCGGGATGGGTGACGTGGCCGAAGCCGTCCTGCCGTCCTGCGTCGAGGAACTCTGGGTCACCGAGCCGCCGGCAAACCTCGGCTATACGGCCAGCGTCAACTTCATCATCCGCACGCACCCGAAGGCGCCCTGGTGGTGTGTCGTCAACGCTGACACCGTCTTCGCTCCTGGCGACCTCGGCCGCCTGGCAGCCGAGCCGGGCGAATGGGTCGGGATCGTGGACTGGCGAGCCTTCAAGCTCACCAGCGAGGCCGTCGCCCTGGTCGGGCTCTGGGACGAGTCGTACTTCAACTACTGCTCGGACGCGGACTACGAGCACCGCGCCGACCTCGCCGGCATCGACCGCCACTTCATCGACGGGGCGAGCACCCACGTCAACAGCATCGCCCTCGGAGTCCCCCGTTATGCCGCGCACAACCGCCGCTCATATGCCATCGAAGTCGCCTACCACCAGCGCAAGTGGGGCGGCGGACCCCGCGGCGAGGTCTTTCAGACGCCGTTTGATGCGGGCGGCGACCTTCGTGACTGGCGCCTGGACATCGCTCGACTCGCGGACGAGATCTGGGACTAGGTACGAGACGGCCACCATCGACCTCGATGAGGACATGGAGTACCGATGAGCGGACACACCTACGCCGACGTCTCGCAGTTCAAGAGCTTCCTCATTGACGGTGGCGACGCGAGCTGGACGCAGTCGGACACCATCCTTCTGACCCTGCTCGAAGGCGCCAGCAGGCGCATCGACGAGTGGGCCGACCGCTCCGACTTCGGCTCCGGCTTCGGGCCGCGCACGGGGACCAACAAGTACGACTACCCGAACGATGATGACCTCGACCTGCGCGACGACCTGCTGACGATCACGTCGGTGACCGCCCACGACGTCTACGGCGATACCGGCCGGACGCTGACCGACGGCACGCACTTCATCAAGCGCCCGTCCGGCGGCGTCTACCCCTATCGGGAGCTCGAGCTGCTCTACTCCTCGACCGGCGTCTTCGGCGCTGCGCAGGAAGGCAACGTCATCATCGGGACGTGGGGCTACTCCAATGAGACCTATAGCCTGGCCACCGGCGGCACGCTGACGGCCTCGGCCACGAGCCTCATCCTCTCGGGCGGCTCGGCCTACGCCGGCCAGACGCTCCTCGTCGATAGCGAACAGCTCTACGTCACAGCGTCGGGCGGCACCGCCACCGTCGTCCGCGGCGTCAACGGGACCACGGCCGCGACCCACGCCGCCTCGGTGGCCGTCAGTGCCTACCGCTACCCGCGCGACGTGGTCACCGCCTGCCTGCGCTTGACCGCCTACCGGCACCGCGAGGCGCAGGCGGGCATCACGGGCGAGCTCGGCGGCGGGAACATTCCAGTCACCAGCATCCGCTCAGAGGCGGGCATCCTACGGAGCACGGTCGGGCACCTGCGGATCATCGGGATCGGCTGATGGCGCCGCGGCTCTCCAGGCGGTCGCCGTCGAGCTACAAGGGCACTCGCGTCGAATACAGCGGGCCGCTCTTCGAGAAGGATCTCAAGCGGACGCTCCGCGAGAACATGCGGGCGCTCGTCCTGACGATGGCCGAGGACGGAGCCCAACTCGCCAAGCGCGAGTTCAGCAGCTCCTTCCGCGGTCACGGCAACCGGATCGCGGGCTCCTACACCGACGCCATCGAGGGCCGCGTTCAGTCGCTCCGGGGCAAGCCGTGGGCGTTGACGTCGGTCGTGTCCTCGACGCGCCATCTCCAGATGCCCGGCTACAAGGGCTACGGCCTCTTCCTCGAGAGCGGCACCCGTGGCGCCGGCAAGTGGGGCCGGGCGACGTCGTTCGGCGGCTACTGGGTCTACCGACGTGTCGCCAATGCGGTCAGGCGCAGCAGCCGCATCGTCCGCGCCGACCTTGCGAAGGGACTGAACTGACGTGACGTGGACCGGCGCCATCAGCACGATCGAGGCACACCTGGCGACGGCCACCTCCGGCTACCAGTTCACCGTCCATGCCGGCGAGCCGGGGCTGCCCGCCAAGAAGACGGCGTGCTGGTTCTATGGCGGCTCGACGGACAACCCGGAGATCGCCGAGACGCTCACGGACCATCCCTTCGGGGAGCTCGTGACCGTCCGCTTCTACTGGCCGGTCGGCACCCGTGCTGGGACGCCGAACCGAACGCTGGAGCTCGAGGCTCGCGCCGTCACTCGTGCCCTCATCGGCGCCTTCGAGGGCGACCGCAAGCTCGGCGGGAATGTCGAAGCCCTGACCATCGGCGACGCCGAGGCGGGCTGGCTCAACACCGACAACCAGGCGTGGCGCCTCGTAACCATCCCCCTGACGCTCGGCTTCACCGACGTCGAGTCTATCGGCGAGTAGGAGTCCCGAATGGCAAAGCAGACCGGTATCGGGGCGAGGCTCTACGCCCAGAACTATGACCTCTCGGGCGACGTGGGCGCCGTCGACTCCATCGCCATGAGTCGCGCTCAGCTCGACGTGACCGGCATCGACAAGGAGTTCTACGAGCGCTTGCCGGGGATCGGCGACGCCTCGCTCAGCTTCACCGGCTTCTTCAACCGAACGAACGCGCACGCCGCGCTCTCGCCGATGGGCACCGGGGCCAAGGTCGTGTCGGTCGCCTTCAGTACCGCCATCGGTGCCCCGACCGCGTCCATCAGCGCCAGCCAGGAGACCTACAACACGACGCGCGGCCCGGACGGGTCGCTGACCGTGCAGTCGGCCTTCCAGTCCTTCGCGGGCTACGGCGTCGAGTGGGGTGCGCTGCTGACGGCGGGCGGCACCGTCTCGGCGACGGGCACCGCGACTTCCACGGTGGACAACACCGCGGCATCCACGGCCGGCGCGGCGGCCTACCTCCATGTCTTCTCGGTGACGGCTGGCACGGTCACGGTGACCGTCCAGGCCAGCGCCGACAACGCCGCCTTCACGGCGGTCTCCGGTCTCGCGTTCACGGCTACCGCAGCCGGGACCGCGGAACGGGTCGCAACCGCATCGGGCGCCGCGATCGCGCGCTACACCCGATACAACGTCGCCGGCGGAACGGCAGTCATCGCAGCCACCCTTCATCGAGGTTAGGAGACCAACGTGGCCAAGCAGACGGGCATCACGTCAGTCGTCACCATCGCCGACGCGGGCGGGACCGCCCGCACGATCAGCGGCGACGTGACGGACTTCACCATCAACCAGAACCGCAACCAGATCGACGTCACCGGCGTCGACAAGGACTTCGTGGAGAAGCTGCCGGGTCTCGGCGACTACTCGCTGAGCCTCTCGGGCGTCCTGGACGTCACGGCGGCCTTCTCGCACGCCGTCTTCAGTTCGATGGGCACCGCCCTGCGGCCCTTCACGATCAGCTTCAGCTCGGGCGGGACGGCCAACGGCACGGCGTCCCTGGAGTCCTACAACGTCACCCGCGCTCAGGGCGGCGCCGCGACGTGGCAGGTCACGCTGAACTGCTCGAACGGGACCGGCATCGTCTGGTCCTGATACCTGAGCCCCGGCAGGGACCCCACCCCCTGCCGGGGCTTCTCGATGGTGGGACGAGGTGGGGTATGAAGACGCTGACCATCGAGTTCGAGGAGTTCCCCAGCGAGACGGTGGAGGTCCGCATCTCCCCGGTCCCGGTCGTGGACTTCTTCAAGGTCCAGACCGCGGGGCGGTCGCTGCGCGTGGCGGAGGAGTCCTTCACGGACCTCGCCACGGTCTTCGCGCCGTTCGTCGAAGCCTGGTCATTCCCCGAGCCGGTCGGCGTCGAGGGGCTCCTGGCGCGCGACTACAACTGGTTCATCGCCGTGGTCAACCTCTGGATCAAGGGGGTGCGCGATGTCCCCCTCCCTTTGCCGCTGACGTCTTCCGATGGCGAGCTGTCGGCGGACCAGACGACAAGCCCGGAGAGCTCAGCCGAGCCGAGTTCATCGACGGCGTCCTGACGCGCTATCCCGGCTACACGCTGTCCTCCGTCCTGACCGAGGACGCCTACGAACTGATGCACCTCTTCGGGCTGCTCGAGGGAAGGACTGAATGACGAACCAGGTCCGCGTCCTCGCCAGCATGAAGGATGAGATCTCGGGCCCACTGTCCCGGATCATCGACAAGTTCGACCGCTTCCAGAAGCAGGGCGCCAAGGGCTTCGCCATCGGCGCCGGCGCCTTCGCCGCGGCCAAGGCGTTCAGCGTCTTCCAATCCGCCGTCAGCGGCGCCACCGACTTCCTCATGGACTCGGTCAAGGCGGCGATCGCCGACGAGGCATCCGTCAAGCGCCTCGCGGCCTCGCTCCAGGCCAACGTCGCGGGCTTCGACGGTCACACCGAGGCGATCGAGCGCAACATCAAGGCGATGCAGCGGTTCGGCTTCGACGACGAGGAGCTGCGCGACTCGCTGACCGTCCTCGTCGGCGCGACGCATGATGTCGGCAAGGCCCAGCAGGTCATGGGCACCGCGATGGACCTCGCGCGCTTCAAGGGTATCGACCTGCGAACCGCGTCCGAGGCCCTCATCAAGGTCGAGGGCGGACATTACCGATCCCTCGCGCAACTAGGCATCAAGCTCAAGGAAGGCGCGACCGCGACCGAGGCCCTAGCTGCGGTCCAGGCCGTCGCCGAGGGGCAGATGGAGGCCTACGCCGAGACGGTCGAAGGCAAGGCCGTCGCGGCGCAGATCCAGTTCAACGAAGCGCAAGAGGACTTCGGCCGGAAGGCCATGCCGGTCGCGGCTGAAGCGTTGCGCGTCCTCGCTCTTGCCCTCGATAGCTCCACGATCAGCTATCAGGACGCGACGGATGCTGCCGCGAAGGGATCGCAGGCCGCCGAGGCGCACGCCCGCGCGATGACTGGGACGCTTGACGTCTCTCGGGACCTAGCGGACCGCGAGGCGTGGCTGGCCGATCAGGTCCAGATGGCCAGCGGCGCGATGGACGACGGCGCCAAGTCCGCCGATGACCTCGCCGACGAACTGAACGCCGTCAAGAAGAAGGCGAAGGAAGCCGACGACGCTATCTCCGACCTGACCGACACGATCATCGACGAGCTCTACGGCGACGCCGTGGCAGCCGGCGAACGTGCCGACCTGGTGGATCAGCTCGTGGACTACGGCAAGGAGCTTCGGCAGGCGAAG